TTAATTTACCCATCAATATGTTTTTATCCCACCAAATGTCTGTAATCAGATGCGATACTCTATCTAAATCAATCAAGGAAGATTCAGGGTGGTTGAGCTCTGATGTTGACAAACCTTTTTGTATTATTTTTTTATATCTTTCAGCTTCTCTTTTCAGAATTTTTTCTGGATAAAATCTTCCATTACGATTAGCAGTATCGTATTTTTGTAGAACTGCATAAAACTCAAACGGATTTTTGAAATCCATTTTTTTTGCTTGTTCCATTAGTTGAAGATTAAGTGAATCATGGGGATTAATATACCCTGCGTCCATTTCTATCAAAATTCCATGACCAAGTTCATGAGCTTCTAATATTCTTAATTGTTTCATCCTTTATTTTCAAATAAATATACAGAATTGTAATCTTAATTATTTTTTAGACTTTGAGAAAGTAAAATAAGAGTTCTTTTCAATATTATTTCGGTAAATTGATTTGATGATTATTTTAATTTGTTTTTTCAGATTTTCTGATTTGAAATTCAATTCTTCATTTGCAAATAAATTGACTTCCAAATTAAAAAAAGATTTTTTTCCTGTAGATATTCCGCTTACTCTTAAGTCCAAATCAATTATTGTTTTCGTTAAAAATAATTCTGATTTGTTAGAATCGTACACTGAGTGTTTTATTTGTCTACTTAGGTTATTTACAATTCTGTTCCAATTTTCCATTTCTTGTATGGGTGTGACCCAAGACTGAATGTTAATAAAAATTGATTTTAAGTTTTTGGAATCAACTGTTCCATACATAGATTTAATTGGATTGAAAAGATTTAATTTGACGCTTTTTCCTTTTTTCATTGATACTCATATTACATTTAATTTATTTTTATAAAAATACGAGTAGTTTTTCCAATAGTCAAAAATGAATCAAAAAACAATATTTATATCTAATATGTTGATAATAGAAATAAAAAATAACGATAACCTGGAAAAATCTCTCAAACAACTCAAGAATAAAGTTATCAAAACAAAACAGAACCAAATTCTGAATGAACGGAAAGAATTTGAAAAAAAGTCTGTAAAAAAAAGAAAAAAATTACTTAAAGCAATCTATATTGAAAAAAAGAAAAACGGATTATAATCCGTTTTCTAAGGAGATTAATTTTACATAATTGATTTGAGAAAAATTCTCTTTATGTAGTTTTTCGATTGTTTCTGAAATTTTAGTTTTCATTTCAGATTCATCTTGTTCAGAAAGTAAATTATTAAGTTTTTCGATAGTGGTTTCCTTTAACGATAAATATTGCTTTTCCAGAGTATCTTTTTCGGATTTGATAACTTCCAAAAAAAGTTTTTTAGTTCCTGAATCCATCGATTGAATATAATTTTCCAAGGTTTGATTTGCAATTTTTACCATCGAATTAAGTGGAATTTTTACAGGGTCATTATCCCTTTTGGGCTCACTCATCAATAAACCTATAATACTTTTTTTGGATTGAATTCTTTCTGTAATATTATGTTTTGTGGTGTAGACCAAATTGTCAATGTCAACGTATGAATTAGTTTCAGGAGTATATTTTGAATAAGGCATCTTAATAGAATGAATAATCTTGGAAATCAAATTCAATCCTTCATTTAAAAAAATATCTGCCTCTTTTTCAGATAATCCCTGTGGAGTTGAGAGTTGTTCATATACAGAAAATAATTTCGAGAACTTTTTATTTTTCAAAACGTTCCCTTTAAACTCTCTAAGAGTTTTTTTAAATTCTGCTTCATTTTTATAAGAGTTTAGTAAATTCTCCTCTATAATTGATTTTAACTGACCAAATGTCATTCTATCTACTTTTAAAATAAATATTAAGAGTTCAACAACTTATTTAATTCTTCAGAAATTTTTCCTAAAGATTTTTGTCCGTGTCCCAAATCTATTACCTGTTTACCTTCTATCAAATCACTTTCTACTAAAATATTCATGTCTTTTTGTTTGGACTCAGGAGTAATTGCCGTATCAGAAGGTGTTGTTGTCTCAGGTGTCTCAGGAGGAGCCAATTCTGGTGATTGAGGTGTCGATTCTACACCAGGTAAACCTCCTAAAGTTTCTTCCCCACCAGGTGTTGTCTCAGCTCCGGCTGATGGTGTTGCTCCTGTTGATGAGCCATAAAGTTTGTCGATATTATCAAAAAAACCAGTTTTAGAAATCACTGTTGGTGTTTGTTTCAATTCTTCACCTACAGCTCTTTCAATTCTCTGTTGTTGTAAATCCGTTTTAACCTCATCATCTGACCAAGCAAAAATATGTTTTTTAGCCCAAGTGGAAGAACTGGCAGAAATACCGTTCCCTGGGTCTGAAACCAAATCTTTGTAAAGCAAAACTTTTTCTTTCCAAACATCAATTTTAAGTAGGTCTGCTTGAGTTGAAGGGTTTGTAAGACCTAAAGTAAAATTTTCCAACTCATCTTCGAAACCTAACAAAAACAAATGAACAATTGCAATTTTGTTAAGTTCTTGGAGCATACTTCTCTGAATCCTATTTATAGTTCTAGCAAAACGAATGTCTTGTAAAGACAAATTCTTACCATCACCGACAACTTCTTCAAACCCCAAAAAGGCTTTAGGTACTCTTAGAGCTGTTAAAAGTTTTTTCTGAATATATTCAATATCAGCAATTTCAGATAGATTTTGTGCACCAGCTAAAGTATCAATTGGACTTGGAGCTGCTGGGTCTCTCACGGGTACAAAATAATCTTGGTCCACCGCCATCTGATTAAATCTCATGTCTACTTGTCCCGTTTTACTATCTACAATTTGTTCTCTTTTAAATTTATTGGCAACACGTTGTACATATGCCTCAACATCGTCATCGTTCATATTTCCAACAAAAACCTTAAAAATTCTTCTTTCAGGAGCTCTTGATGTACGATAAATCAACATTGCATCTTCGGACAATAATAGTTGTTTCCAAATTCTTCTAGCCTTTTCTAACATCGAAGTTCCATAAGGTAATCTTCTATCGTCTCCAAGTAGTCTAAAGTGAGCAATTTCCCATGATTGAAAAGTCATATTTTTATTACTCCAATCAAAGTGAAGCGCTTTTCTGTCTTCAGGTTTTTCAGGCTCTATCGTAATTTTTTGGCTTACACCCACCTCTCTACGTTCTATTTCTATAGTTGGTAATTGTTGACATCCTACAACCCCTTTTTCTGGGTCCAATTTGAGATAGACAAAATTATCACCGTACTTACAGGTATTTCTTGTCCACATTGGAAGATTGGTATTGATGTCTAAAGAGTTGTTGAATAAGTCTGCTAACACACCTTTTATCCTTTTGGATTCGGAATAAATCTGTAGAATAAATCCATCCTCATTTGGTGTTGTAGACTCCTCAGCATATATGTCTAAAGCTGCTGAAATTTCAGGAGTATACTCCATAGATTCGTAGTCATATTGAGCAGATAGTCTCGATGGTTCATAATAAATTGCTTGAGAATATAAATTGTTTTCGACTTTAGCCCACTGATTTGCAATATAATAACTCTGTTGAGCCTGTAATTTTTCCCTATCATATTCATCTTTACTTTTCGTTCTAAGAAGTTCTTTCTTATCAAACTTATAGATAGGATAATCTTGATTGAGAAGGGAATTCGGACCAAAGGTTTTCGATAACCGTTGCCATACCGTTAGATTCTGTTCACTCATTTTACAATTTTACTTGATACCAAGATAATATAAATAGTTATTTTACTCCAAATAACCACCCATATTTTTGATAGTCACTTCTTGAGGGTTGACCAGGTTTGTGTGAGTTATAACGTCCCATTTGGGGTACCATAGGATTAAAGAATTCAGATGAGTTTTTGTTTTCGTGGCTAATATTAGTCCATGAATTTAACATTGCCTTGGTGTGGTTCACAACTTTCTGTATGGACTGAAAATTCTTTTCACCAACATAAATCGCCATAGACATAGCCATAATACAATCATCATGGTGACCCTTTTGATGGTCAGGTCTTCCGTGAATGTATATAAAAGTGTTCATTTCATTATATAGACGATTTGAATAGACCTTGAAATCATGTCTTAATGCCTCTTCAAATGCTGATATGATTTGAACCCTCTTCGAGTTAAAATTTATTCCTGGTATTTTTTCGTTTAGTTTGGGGTCCCATTTCCATTTTTTTGAGGGGTCTATATTGTCTACATAAAGTCCACTAGAATATGACATTTCTTGCATCTTTCTTGCAGTAGAGACTCCCATACCACCCGTAATATCAATCACACAATAAGCATTATACATCGAACCCCATTTATACGCAATGTCTGCTATGACATCAGGTGGTACCTTTCCAACGTATTCCAATACTTGTTCACGAGTATCAAAGTCGATAATTTCAATACATGAGAAGTCCTCAGAGTCTCCTCTCGACACATCCACACCCATGACATACTTGTGATTATTTTCGACCTCTTTGAAAATCCACAGTGAACCTCCCATCATTTTCGCTAAAGGTTCCCTTAATTGATTGTGTGAGATGTTTCTCATAAGTTCGGGCTCAAAAACGTTATCACCAGAACCTAAAAAATTACACTCCAATTCCTGTGCAACTTTTCTTCTATCATACTTCAATTTCTTCACCATACTCTCAAACCAAGACGAACAAGGCTTATATCCTTTGGATATATAATCGGTTGTTATTGCGTGGTCTCTCTCATATGGATTGTTAACTGATAAATCGACTATGATATCTTGAGGATAATCTTCCCTATTCAATAAAAAATGAACTAAATCAGTGGTTTTTACCATGTATAAATCTCTAGTATATCTCGGGTCTCTATACCAAAACATCTCGGAGATTTTGAATTCATTCATTCCTCTGAGCGCTTGGTCATATATATCGTAATATATTTGGTCGTAACCATTTGGAGTGGACACAACAATGACCTTACCACCAGTCGAAAGGGAGGCCATACAAGCTGACCAAAAATCATTATCTGCTTCTATGAACGCGGCCTCGTCAAAAATCAAAATTGTTGGGGTGTATCCTCGAAGAGCATCTTTTGAAGTCGCAACTGCTTTAACCTCACAATCGTTTGTTAATTTGAAATGCCTTTGAGAATTTTTATCTACTGAAAATCCAACTCCAACCCAAGCAGGCCATTGTTCTGTGAAATTTCTAATTTTATTAGCCATTTCAACGGAAGTGTCGAGTTTGTTAGCAATAATCAGAATTTTTTCAGGTTTTTGTTTTTTTGCAAAGACCAATTTTTTCGACGCCCAAGCAGCGGTGACAGTAGAAACACCAGCTTGTCTATATTTTAGGGCTATATTCTCATTGAACTCGTCATAATCTTGTATTAAACGAATTTGGTCTGGAAAAAGGTCTAATGGGACGTATTTTGATACAGTATTATCATAAGTTTGTAAATAAGTTTTTAATGCATACGGAGTATTCCTTATGCATTTGGTCCCTTCGATAATTAGTTGTTCTTTAGTCACAGAAAATTATTTGGGTCTCGATATTCCCAAACTTCCCAAGAAATCATCTAAATCATCATCTTCGTCATCGCCACTTTTACCTTCATCACCTTGGTCCTCTTGATAATCTTCATATTCTCTTTTCAATTCCATGGCTTCTTTCATGATTTCCTCGAATTTTTTAGTTGCCTTTTCCTGTTTGGATTTATCCTCAGAAATAGCATTACCTATAATTTCCAAAAATTCTTGAGCGGGAATTTGGTATAATTGAATTTCAAACCAGTTTATTAACCCCTTGTTTGATTCATCAAACATTTTATCAGGAAGAGAAAATCTTATTTTTTCAACAACCTCAGGTCCAATACGTAGTTGCATAGGCTCATTTGATAAAATATCGACTTGGGATTTTACTTTTTCTCTCATACTCGGGTCGGTAGGAAGACCAAATCTAGCATTAGCAGCTTTCACACCTTTGATAATTTCATGTGTCAAAATTGGGAATATTAACCCTTCAGCAACAATTTTGGTGTCTGGTTTTTCTTCACCTCCACTTTCATCGCCATCTTCTTCATCGGCATCTTGTAATTCTACTTTTCCAGCAACTCCGTTTCCCGTTGCACTCATTTGTTCAATCATCTGTTCCATACTGAAGTAGAGAAAATCATTGATTGCCATTACTCCCAAATATGCGGGGTATAGTCTCGAATCAATTCTATCCAATTCGGATTTTACCTCTGGTTTTTGAAAAAGGTAATGACCTTTCTTGGCAGCACCCTGTACAATAGCGTTTATTAGGTTTCTCTTGTGTTTTTCTAATTCTAACTCTTCTTCTTTTGTTAAGTCTTCAACATCAAAAGATGGAATCTCTATTTTTTGCTTTTTATCTTCTTCCTCTTCTTCGTCTTCTTCAGGGTTAAACCTGAAATTTGAAACATCAATCGGCTCTCTATTTAATAAAGCTTCAATTTGATACCATCCTTCAGGCACTTCAGTCTCTTCTAATGAAACTTTTTTTGCCAATTCTTCAAGTTCTTGTCTGTGTCTAGCTTCGATTTGAATAATCATAGGGACTTTACTCATTTCCTCCATGTATATTCTTTGAATCATGTTTGGTGTGATACTTTGTAAAGTCCTTGCTTGTCTTAGTTTATCAACAACCTTTTTAAATCTTGAGCTTGCAATTCTTGAGACATCTTTAGCTCCTTTCCTAAATGCAGGATTTTGAGCATATAAACTTTTAGCACTTTTAAGCTTTCTTTCGAGATTGGGGTCCATCCTTTCAGGATAATCTCCATAGTCTATTTGTTCTCTAATTACTTTACTCATTTTTTCAAAAGTTTCATTATTGTCTTTATTACATTGTCTTTTGCGTCATCAGGTGAAATTTTTTTTGCTCTCGGAGCTTCCTTTTCACCAGGATGAGGATTTTTTCCTGGTCTCATAGGTCTTGTAGGTGAACCAGGTTTTTCTTTTGTACCAGGTTTTTCTTTTGGTTTTGTGGGTGCAGTAGCAGGACCTTGTTCTTCAAGATATTTCATCAAGTCACCTTTTGTGATTTTCGGAGGTAAATGTTTTTCGACAATTCTTGTGATTTCGTTTTCTAAAAATAAAGATACGGGATTTTTTCCTTCCTTTAAAGATTTTTTAACGTCTTTAACACATCTTTCATACTTGTTCATTTCTTTAGCGTTCCACTGACTTCTTTTCCTACTTCCAAATTCTTTACCCAATTGTGCTGTGCAAATTGCAAAAGGGGTTTTTTCGGTTTTTTTATCCTCCATTATTCCCATACCATCAGCGTCATCGGAGTCCATTTCTTTATCTACCTTTGGATTGTCTCCATAATCACTCGGTCCTACTTGTCTTTTATCTTGAGTAGATTGAAGCTCGAATGGGTCTTTTTCCATATCCACATCATCTTGTTCTTTCACATCACCCTGTTTTTCGTAAACTTCAAATGGTTTTTTTTCCGCTTTGAGTTTCTGTATTGTACTTGAATCTCCTGCGGAAACCATCGTGACTTCACTAACCAATTTTTTATGAAGTACCCCAATTTGAGCTTCATCTAGCTTTGCAACAGTATTCGCGGATAAACCTTTTTCGATAAGTTGAAACGCTTTGTTATTACTTTTCATATACTACATTTTTTTCAAATTCCAAAATAAAATCTCTTTCGTAGAGTTTATCTTTTATTTTTTGTTCTTCCTCTCCAAACCTAAAAACCAATCTCTTTTGTCCTCTTAACTCTTCAGGTTCCCATCCTAACGCAACCACATCATCTATTGCGTCTATCATACAAAAAAAATCGGAGTTCTGTATCAATTCCAATTTAATATCGGTATTTCTTAGAACTCCAACCTTTTTAATTTTTTCAAGTTCAGGAGGACTTGGATATCCATTCGATGGTTTACTTTCCCAAGAATCTCCCCAAACATCTACAATATCAGAAAAAATAAATTCATATATATTATCACCTTTGTAATCAGGTCCAAGACCGTTTACAAATACTAAATGACTCATACAACAAATCCCTCAGGTGTAATTTTTACTTGTTTTTCTGAATTTTCAAAAACCAAGTTTTTCTTGTTTGTTTTACCTATCAAATTAAATTCAAAATTTTCTTCCAAGAATTTTCTTGAAGCCGTTTCTTGTTCAAGTGACTCTGTGAATTTTGAAACACTTTTCATCTTTTGTTCCAAACGCGCTTGGTTTTCTATTTTTCTGTTCCCCTTTCTTTCTCTCACTTCTAAAATTTCTTTTTTTGAAATTTCAAAGTATTTCGATAATACCTTATCAACTTTTGATTCTTGATATACATTATTTAGAATCATACCGTGGTCTCCCTCTCCCATTTCTTGGTCTACAGGGATATCCATATCAGCTTGAATATCTTTTACTTCAGTATCTGAGGTAATGTCCTCTTCTGCTCCACTATCACTACCTTCTTCTGTTCTTTCCTCAGCTTGTTCAAACTTAGCCATGATATCTTCTTTGTCTTCATCAGACAAGTTTTTTAGGTCTAATGCCGATAGAACCATATTAATCACATATTTTATATCCTCAGAAGTCATGCCATCTTGGTTATCATAGTCTCTAATCTTTTGAGTTAGTCTACCTGTAAGTTTTTGAATTGTCTTGAAGGTAATCATTTCTTGTGATGGTTCACTCTGAATATCCTCTTTACCGGCTTCAATATCCATTTGTCCATCTGAGGATGACACCTCATCATCTGTCATATCAATATCCACTGAAGGAGAAGTTTCTTCAGGACCCATATCAAGACCCGCTTCAGGAGCACTCGGGAGTTCTGGTGAAGGAACTGAAGGTGGTTGTGAAGGCGCCGCTACAGCCTCGGGTTCATCCATTTTGGGTTTTGGTGTTTTGAGAACAAATTTTTTCTGCTCCCCAAAAAGTTCTACACCCTCATCATTTTCGTTAAGCCTATTAATTTCCTTGGCGAGAAGATTCAATCTTTTCAAAGCCTGAGAATAAGATGGATAATACTTTCTGTTTTTCATCGGCTCAATATATTCAGTCACGGATTCAGAAATATTTTTTTTAATAACATAACCTTGTTTTTCTTTTACGATTTGATACTCAGAGCCATCCGCTAATGGAATTGAAAATTCTGTATTAGATGTTTCATTTAAATTTTTTGGAACCGTCTCATTATATCGAGCAATTTCCAAAATTCTTTGTATTTTATCCTGTCCTGAAAGTTTTTCACTTCCTATTGGTTTTAAGTCTGCCATATATTTTTTTTTAATTTAATTTAATTATTAAGTCCAT